GCTTCTAGTTTCTTTATATTCACGTCTTCGTGAATACCGATCATGCTGCAAATCGCAATCAATGCGAAGCAGTACGATTGTACAGGAAACGTAGTAGCATTTCCCATACCGGCATACTTTTTGAGCTCTATCCGTTTACTATTGATAGAGACAAAGGGAGTACGGCAGGCAAGAATACCCGAGAGAAATCTCGGCCTGTGAGAGAAGGCTGTTTCAACAAGAAATGTTGACATGCGATCACTCGCAGAACTCAAGTCTACCGTTACCCATTTGCCGGTACGTGAACCTTCAAGGGCCAATTTCTGATTTGGCTCTTGAGAGGACAACGTAATGCAACGCGACATTACAGAGCAATTCTCAATTTCCTTTCGGAGATGAGAATTGAAAGCCTGTTGAACGAATTGGTTCAAACAGGGTTCAACTGTAATCGTCCTAAGACTTGAACAAGACTTAGGAACAGTCACGAGCCTTGCGTCTTCGCTAGTAAGGGTATCGCGGATCCCGCTCTCGAGAATACGATCATGATATAGTCCGTAGACTGTATCATAGCCGACGTTCTCTAGACGGTGGTCTAAATCAGAAAGACCAGTTACAATAGCATTCCATTTCTGGTTTGCTTTGTAACCTTCAGCGACCGCGCCTGGGCCATGTTTCCCTTCAAGTTCTGTAAACTCATCAAGAGTTCTCAGTACGAGTTTGGAAACACGGGAAATGTGATCGACAAGATATGGAGCAAAGCTCTGTATCTCTTCGTCGCATTTCGTGAAAGAACGTATCGCCTTGTGCTCGAGCCTTTCGGCTAAAGCTTCAGACGGTACGAACTTCCTCCAGAAAGTAGAGCAATTGACGAAGGATTAAAACATCCTCCGTGCAATCGCGCCCCTTATCTAGATCTCCAGTAAGTGGATCGAACACATCACCCATGACACCGCTAAATAATAGAGGGATCATGGACCCCTTGGCCTTTTTAAAGCCAACGGGGCAGGTGAAGGTTCCCTTAGCGAGGCCGTGATCAACGGCTTTGCCAAGGAGACCAAGGGTGACAGTTAACAAACTGACACCTTCGTGTTCCATACGCGCCTCGAGCGTGACAAGGTCATGCTCAAGCCCTTTAGTTCCAGGACGCAACCTGTTAACATCAGTTAACAGGCTACGTAGGATACTTTTATGAACGAGATAGGGGTCCGTCTTGGCGAGGGGTCTCAAAGAGATCTCCTTGTCCAGTCTGGACACCCACTTCGTTTGTGGCAGGCTCTTCATCCGTATCTCCATTGGAGTTTGCGGAATCCTGTGACTGCCTCTGAAGATCCGATAGAGAAGGCGCCGCCGAACCGTTTCCGGTTCGGCGGAACCGCTCTATTACCACCAGGATGTCGCCCACAAGGGCTAAAAACCTAACAACCTTAGAGATAAGGTTGCCAGGGTTAAAGAGTTTCATAATTCTCTCCTTGATTAGAGGAGAGTAGAACTCTACCTCCTGATAGAAGTCGTTACAAGAGAATCTTACGATTCAAACGCAACGAACTTCGCAACGGTAACATCACTGTCGGCCAACGTGTCGGTAAGCGCCTTAACAAGCGCTGCCTTCGCGGCGGCATCCCATCCAAAAGACGGAATCGACACAGAAATGGAGCAACTTGCAGTCTGCTTCGAGACTTGGCCCGTGTAGGGCGAAGTCGCGTTCAGAGTCTGCGAGAGCTTCATATAGTGTCGTTCACCGTTATTGGGTGAGGTCGAGTGACTGAACTGAAGTTGATACCCATTGGGTACATCCCAGTATTCAGCACCAAGACCATCGTTCAGACCCTTGACTCGACTAAGTGTCAAGGCGGGGGTCGGAGACGATGCAGCGACGGTGATTGGAGTAGTCAGAGACATGTCAGTAGTATCCTATTGCTGACGTTAACATTACGAGGCATCACGCCTCGCATGGCTGCCACCCTTAGCGCTCGCGAGAGCACCAAGGATAGCGGTTTGATTGGCGTTCAAATTTGAACCCCAATACTCATGTACGTTAGCAAGCGTCGGTATACTACGTCTACGCGTGTAGACGTATTTGAAACGGCCAGAATGTAAATAACGTTCCACAGAAGTGTGGTCGTTATGTACACCATCAAAGTTTCGAAGTACCGACGATGTAAATTGACCTCTCATGGTTGCGATTGTATCACTTTCCTCACGGTAGGTGATAAAACCATAGTTGATCAGACTGCGATCGTTGGCGATTGAGTCCATTAAGGACAAATAATCTCCAAGGCCGCCGAACCAATCAGCTATCCAAGTCCAAGGGATGAGATTGTAAACATCCGATGCACTTGGGAACAATCCCAATTTCCTACGCGACAACTCTCTACGTAGGCGAGGAACATCAGCGTATGGAAAGTGAATCTCCATATTGACCATCAACTTAAGAGAACACTTACGCGTTCCCTGTTTTTGGACGGTAGAAGATTCAACAGACTCCGTACGCATGAAGTCAATTGAGGTCAAAGGCGGAAAGCTACCTTCAGGCTCGAACCAGGTCTTACTGGTTCGGCGTGAACCTGTCGACCCTATCTGCGTGATCAAAAGATTAATATCCTTTGCCACGCGGGCAGGAGACGGCAAAAAGTCACTAATCGCACGCCACGTGCTCTCCCAACCAAACTTAAAAGTAAGGAAGGCAGAGCCAGCGGCTTGATCTAGTGTACTTAATTCGCTGTAATTGAAGCCAGTAGAACGGCCCAATTGCCTCGAATAAGTAGCTAGCAGCGAAGGATTTCGCCATAAATGACGAAATCTCTCTTGCTGTAATTGGCGGAACATAGTTGTGCCAATCAAGCGTTCAAACCTGAGCCAGATATCGAGGGTTCCTCGGAGAGTTTCCGGGAGTTCCCTCAATTCAGCTATCTGGTAAAACAAGTCGAAGGTCCTATGAGAAGGTTGGACTCTGTCCAACATTTCATAAACGTACTTTTGCATTGCTGCATCAGCACGAAGCCTTATACTTGGCAACAGAGCTTGAACTCCAGAGTTAGTGACTCGGAATTCTGGTCCAGTAACAGTAGACCGTTCGTAGGTTTCGAGCGTAGCTCGTTGCCCATTTCCGATACTGTTAAAGTTAATCTGGTCTATTCGTTTATACGCATGCGTACGTGGTCTTGAGATCAACTTAGGGAAGAACATTTCGAACTCCCCTTTGTCTTTCTTAATAGGCCGCGTTCTGCGTGTCGTATCAATGATTAGCCCGTTAAGTTGTTCTTGATCAGAACGATTAACGGTTCCAGAGGCCTGACTAAAAAACGGTCCCGTATAGAGATAATCAAACAATCCAGGGTTTGGATTGTTGATATAACTCTTCGTGACAGTCGTAGTGTGCCAATTCTCTTTCCGTGAGGATCGAGGTTGGGACATTTTAGTCCGGGTTCGAACGATCTTAGGTCCATCCGTAAGGAGGGACACGGTAGAGGTATTGTTGTAAAACTGCTTAAAAGGATCAATCGCGAAAGCGAGAGACCCAATTAAATCAGGTCCAAAAATACCGATAACGTATCGTTCATCGCCAGAATTGGTAGCTAAGATGTCGCGTGCCGCCTGACGGTACAGATCAAGTCTGTGGTCAGGATAATTAGTCTGCACTAAGTTTCTACTTAGTGAAGGCTTCTTTGGCACGGTACAC